CTAAAGCATCACGCTTCATGTCACCCAGATTAACTGACCAACCTGATTTACCAGCAACGCCTGATGAACCGTCCATCTTAGACCAGTAGCCAAGGGCTCCTGCTCCACAGAATGCACGTTTTACACCATTTGTAGGTACATACTGAAAGATTTTTTCAGTATCATCTACAAAGTCGCTGTATTTGTAAGAACTCTCAGTAATGGTATAGATCGACTGATCATCACCAGAACTTGTACCATACTCTTCAATAGCAGATACAATACCATAAGTAGTTCTTACTTTACCACCACCAGCACCAGTACGTCCACCATCAGCAAACGTATCATCGGTAGATCCACTTAAGTTGTCACCTAAGTTTGTACCACCAACTCGAGCACCAAATAAGAAAGCTTTTTCTTTCTGCATTTTGTGTTCTTGGTTCTTTTGTAGTCGTAAGCGAGCAAGTTCAGATGACTCACCACGAAGTGAAGCTTGGAGTAATGTACCAGTAATTTCAAGAGGTGTCTTGAAAATTTGGCAAGAATTCCAACATACTTGTAGTTCATCTGACCATGCTTCGGGAGCATACTCTCCCTCTCCTTGAGCATTGCCAATGACATGGTAAACATCATCATCAACTAAAGTGTAATCTGTACCACCTGTAGTCCATAATGCTTTTACCTTAATTTCATCAGCATCTACTGCATCAGTAATTAAAACAATTGCTTTTTTTGAATCTTCAGCAGCATTCCATATTTCACAAACTAAACCTTCCCATGCATCTTGTGCTCCATCTGAATCTAATCCAACTATACCATCAATATTGAGGGCAGCTGTTTCAGTGCCATCAGCAGCTATAGTTACAGTTTCAGCATTGTTTACAAACTTCTGTTTTACCCAAGGATTTCTATGTTCAAACATTTTGAACACAGGATCGTTTGTTTGTCGCGTCTCTCTATTAGAAACGACCGTAGTAAAAGGTGCCACATCAGTCCAAAGTTCTTTAACAACTTGTGGGTCGATGTAGAAATCTCTACGATCGGTATAAAGGATGCCACTAGCAGCTAGATTTTTAGCAGCCATGTTTATCTCCTTCCATTAGCCAACAAAGCACTTGAGAACGAATCCTCTTCAGACATTTGTGGAGCTGACTCCCCAGTTTGAACGACTGTAGGTCTAGGGACTTTCAGTCTTTCTTGCTGAGTTTGCATCTCCTCAGTTTTTCTCTGAACTTGGCTTTGTTGCTGTGACGGAGCGTCTTTCATTTGATAGAGTCTAACTAATTGATCAATGGTAATGTTACTTGGATTTTGTGCCCAACGGACAAAGTCTGTTGCCGTATTCATGTCAAGACCATGTTGGTTCATGGCATAAGAATGAGCATTCTGGACCATAGTCTGAGTTTGCTGTTCTTGTGCTAATCTCTTTTGATGTTCTTGCCTTGCTACGTCAACATGTTCATACCAACCTAACATATTATCACGCCATTGATCATGAGAAACTCTATATTTAAAAGAATCGCTCTCGGGATCATTATACGCATCGACCTCGTTGTAAGAATGGGGCTTTTCTGGACTGACTGGTTTTGTTAATGGATCCGACTGTTGACCTGCCTGTACAGGTTGCCCAGGAGGGGTTCCATTATTAAGATTTTCTATATTATCAAGTACTTTAGGGTTCTGTTCAATAACCCTCGCAATAGGACCCAATGTATTTTGATAGTATTCAAGCTCTTGTTTAAGCTTGAACGAATTATTCTTTTCCTTGTCAGCTTGTGATTGCCAATATTCCATACGACCAGGATCATCTTTAACGACTGGATCTTCAGTTTGTACAGTCTCTTCAGATTGTACGGGCGTAACTGTTGAACCAATTGGAGCAGTTTGTCCAGTTGGCAGCCCTTCATTAGTAATTGATTCGTTACCACCAGTTGGAAACAGGTTCCCATCTGTTCCAGTCGTAGTCTCTATACCTGGTGTTTCCACTGGTATCTCTGGACTATCTTGTGGTGCGTAATCAGCATTACTAGTTTGTATGATATTATCTACCATTGTTTTTCTCCTTTGTTGTTTGTCATTATCAGCAACAACCTATGTTGTAATCGGGACGACTTTACGTCTCGGCTCTTTATTGGCTTCGCCTTCAGCTTCTCTTACGGCTTCTTTGAGTTTGTCAAGTTCATCAGAGGCACGTTTATTATGAAGTTGAGTCATCATTTCAAC